GTTCAACGTACCAACAAACTTAGTGTTAGTAGGTGCTTCAAAAGTACCTTCAGTTGTACGTGCAAATGCTGATGTAGTAGCAGATTGTAATACAGTTAATGCGGCAGAAGAAACAACAGCCCAGTTACCTGCGCCTCTACGTGTTCTTTGTGCAATCAAGTTTGCAACTCTGTTGATTAGAACTGCTAATGCGGCATGTTCGTCACCAACGTAAGTAGCAGTACCTGATACCGCTGCCTGGTTATATGTGAACTCAGTTGCTGCCAATGTTCTAAGAGATAGTAAAATCTCCTGATCAATTTCAGCAGTGATTTCTTGTGCTAAAGCGGCCATGATTTCTGCTTCAACATCGATTCCGTGTTGAGACTGAGCATCCTGAGCGGCTTCAAAAGTCCAACGTGCTTGTAACTTACGTGACTTGGCTTCTACAGCCTGTCTTAAGATTTGCACACTGATTTGCTTACCACCGTTACCTTCTAAAGTTGCTGTATCAGCACCTGTGTAAGAGTTCGCAGTCGCAGTTCCTTGGGCTGTACGTGAGTACGCCTGTGCGATTTTGAATGGTGATAATGCTTCTTCACCAGCAGTTACAGAAGTAGCGGCTGCTGAATTGTCAGTCAATGACTGAGCATAACGTACACGTAAAGTGTGAATCTGTCCAACAGGACCAGTCATTGGCTGAACGCCGACTAGTTCGTTAGCAATTAACCCTACGAATTACTGGTAAAATCACACGGTTAAGTGTAGCAATATTTCCTGCAGAGGTACTACCTGCGGTAGCATTCTCATTTAAGAGACCTTTGCGAGTGTTTTCAAGGACAACACCCATTGTTGATCGGCGAGTGCCTTTTAAGCCTTCTAACAGGGCGTCTTTTGTCTCGTCCCAACGGCTTTCTAAGAGTACTTGTGACATGGTTATTTTCTCCTAAATTCTATGTCTAGTTTATATTAAAGCCCTGCCAGGCGCTTAAGATCGATAACATTGCTGTCATCTACCTCAACCTCTTGTTCTTTCTTTCAATACTGCTGGTAAATACTTATCAAATGCGTTCTTCAGTTTTGGCGTCTGAACACTTTCTAATAAAGATCGCATTACTTGAGCCTTCTCTTTGTTTAAAGATGACACTAAATTGTCTAAAGTCTTTTCACGTTGAGTAGATTCTTTAATAATGTTAACTTCACGTTCTTTTGATTCAATGATTTGCGTTGCTTTCGCAAGTTTTTCCATTGATTCAGCAAGTTCTTTTTCTCTGTCTTCTAATACAGAAACGATCTTACGTGTTTCAGCCTTATCATTAAGATAAGTTGTGCTAAATTCACCTGCGAATGTTTCAAATATCTTACGACCGAAGTTATTCTCCCTTGCAATTTGAATATCTTCCTTAAGTTGTGATAACTCACCTTTAAGATGAGATGCGACAGATTTGCTCAATCTAGCGGCACTTTCAGAGACAAACTTGTCTTTCAATGCTTCTAGTTTTGTGCGTCCTTCTGCTACTAACTTGACTCGTTGTTCTACCACTGCTTGTCTATCCTGAGCAAATTCTTTGATCTCTCTAGCCAATGCATGAACAATAAACTTTTGAAGTTTATCTTGGTTTTCCAACTGAATCTTACGATCAGCACGTAGTTCTTTAATTTCTTCTGCTAACTTAGTTACCATAAAGTTATTAAATTTCTTCGCACTTTCTTTAAGTTTCATTTTTGCTTTTACGCGGTCTTCGTTAATTGCAGTTTTCTCCTCGTGAAATTCTTTAATTTCTTCACTTAGAGATTCTGTAATCATCTTATCAAGGGCTTCCACCATCACACTTCTGTCATGTTCGTATCGTTGTGCGAATTCATTTCTGAGTTCACCACGAACTTGATCTTTAGCCTCAGTTAATTTAGATTCCCAAGTGCTTTCTAATTCACCTGCAACATCTTCATTAATAAGACCTGAATCAATTAATGGTTTGATAGCATCTAACATGCTGATTTCCCCTCTATTTTTAGTCGATTTTTAAGTCTTTGATAAGACGAGTTACTTCGTCTTTCAAAAACCGTTCTACTTGTTTATTGCCTCTTGCTTCTCTTGCAACTTCTAAAACTTTATGTCCGTTGGTCATATTCATAAGACCCTCGTATATTGCTTTAGGGTATGCATTAGGAGCACTTGGTTGGGCAACAATATCTACAGTGATTATTTCAAAATCACTGACTCGGCCATCTAAATCGTTAACGTTTCCGCTACCTCTACTAGATACTCCGAGTTTTACCCCTGACTCTAACATGGTCTGAACTAACTTCCCCATTGGAGTCGGTAAAATCTTTAATTTGCCGTAGCCGTTAGGCCCGTCCATCCACATATTAGTAATCATATGTGAAACACGATCTAAGTTTATTTTTAAATCATCTGGATGGTCTACTTCACCTAGTACTGAATGACCGTCTTTTATCTGATCATTCAAGGTGTCTACAGCAGTTTCGATTTCAGTTACGGGGTAAACACGTTCATTTGCGTTCTTTACCCCTCCCTGAATGAAGATACCCTTCATATAAAGAGTCTTCAAATCTGAATCACCTTCTTTAACTGATTCGACCATCATTTCCGCACGGTCGAATGTTAAGTGTTCTTTAAGATACAAAGCCATTTGTATCAGTTCCTTAGTCTATTACAGATTTAGTGTTTGTACCTTCAGCCTGTGATGTTACGGGCTTGGGTGCGGCACTAAGTTTAGGTCCCTTGTCCATCTACGTCTTTAGCAGTCGGAGCAGGGCGTCCTTTTTCATCACCACCTTTGTCGAAATCGACTGGGTGTGAATCCATTCCTTTTTGACCTGAGTTTGCGTCTACTGGAGATTTAGTATTTGAACCGTTGTCTCCCATATGTGCTGTTACTTTAGGAAGATTAATTGCTTCAGCAACTACTTCTTCATCGTCAACAGAAACGTCTACGTCTACTTCTTGGTCTTCAATGTCGCCTTCGATGTCATCTTCTTTATCTTCGATGTCATGTAGGTCAGCATCCATTTCGTCATCACGGCCTTTGAGTTCATCTTCATCTGCCATGATTTCTTCAAACTCGTCTAATAATTGATCAAGTTTGTCTTCAATTCTTACAACTGCATCTTCTACTTCTTCAGATGAGTTTGCTTCGATATCAAGTGTTGCATCTACTTCATCATCACCTTCGATGTCAAAGACTTCTTCAGAATCGATATCGATTTCTTCTTCGTCTTCAGCAATGCCTGATTCTTCTGCTTGGATTTCGTCAGCAAGATCACCGACTTGTCCGCCCATGCCCTCTTCGAGGTCATCAGAATCCTTGATTTCGTCTTCCATGATTGATTCATAAATCTCTTTAGATTTAGCAACCACGATTTCGTGGAACAGTTCTTTCGCCTGTTCTTCGTCTTCATTAATAATGAGATCGATTAATTGTTCAAATTTCTTGTTTTCCATTTCCATGTTCTCCTGATATAATAAAGTATGGCTTTGTAGAGATATTTAGTGTGTAGTATAAAAAAGTGCTATTTAAGTGCTACTTTTTTGCGTTTTTTGATGATTTGAGGTAAAAAGAGGCTTTTTCAGATAAAAACTGAAATTTCTAATCTATTAAATGCTCGGTCCGGCTTCTGCTTCTGGCTTGGCGCCGTATTGATTTCTGACCTTAGATAGATGCTTTGCTTTTTCGTAATTTCTTACGTCTAACATTTTACGCAACTTTCTGATTTGACTTAATGTAAGTTTTGTTTTCCTAGATGTTCTCCAAATAGGTTTGGAGTTGTCATCTCCAACTTCTTGGTATCCTGGTGTTGCCGCATCGAACATTTCAAATAATTTCATATCTTTATTTATCTCTTAGACGCCTTGAGCAGGGCCTACTTCTCCAGCACCTTCAATTGAACCAGTGGCAGTACCCGGGGTACCTACTGGACCTGCTGTATCAAGGTCTCCAAGATCATCTAAATTTTCTTGGTCTTCAATTTCTTCACCAGTTTCTATATCTGCATCAAAGTCTCCTGTAGATACTCCAATGTTTCTAAGATCAGATCCTTGCGGATCAGCATCTTGTGCTTCTGTATTTTCTTCTGCCCAAAGTTTTTCGTTTTCATTGATTTCTTCTTCAGTCAATCCTAAGAATCTTTCTAGTGCAAAACGTTTAGAAACATAAGGGAATGCTTCCATTGCACCAAAGGTACTAACTCTTGCTGTATCTAATTCACTCTGACGATAAGCGGCAAAGTTCTGAGGAGGATTGAACGATAAATCAAACATCTGAGTATCGATGTTGAATCCTCTCCAACGCAAGAATAGTTTGAATTCTTCATCAAGTTTTTGACAGATATAGTTCTGTAGTCTTTCACAGTACTGATTGAATCTAAATTCTTGTATCATAGCAGTACCAACACGACCGTCGTTAAGAGGTGTTGTGTTGTCGTCAGGACCTGTGGGTAAGTATGAACTAGGTACACGCAGTCCTCTTGCTAATCTATTATTAAAGTATTTCAAGTCATCAATCTCACCTAAGTTCTGTCCACCTGGGAGAACTTCGATAGATGATCCTCTACCTTCTGACGTAACTGGGAAGAAGTAATCTTCATTCATTGATAGTGGATTGTATGTAGCATCAACTACAGACTGCCCACCATGAATACTTGGAATACGTCTTTGGTGAATTTCGTTTTTTATTCTATCTACAAATGCCATTGCTAAGTGACTAGGCATATTACCTACATCAATCTTAAACATTCTACGTTCTGGTGCACGTTGTACACGATAGATTAAGATAGCATCTTCTAACAGTTCTTTCTGTTTATATACTTTAAAGATGTTCTCTAA